ACTAGCCGCACCTGTTTCCATAGAAGTTAGTCCACCGCTTGAGCCACCATCATTACCAGTAATTCTGTCTAGTGATTCATAGTCGTTACCTGCTACTGTGTCACAATCTGTTGTTAGCATTTTGTTAATGTGTTCTGCGTGGTGCTTACCCATTTCTTCCTTTAGTACTGAACGAATGTCACCTAGACCGTCATCTTTGTCAGCCAAGAACATAGCAGTTTCACTCATGTCGAATGTGTGAACAACTGTCTTTGGTTTTGCGGCTATGTGTTGGAAGGTAGGTTTAGTAGTTTCCGGTAGAGTAGCGTTTTCTGCTACACCGCCACCAACTGTAAATGATGGTCTGTCAGTAATAACTCTCCAACCACTTCTTTCCCAAGGTCTCTTAGGTAGAATTGAGAATGCGTTAAACTCTTGGTTCAACTGTGACCAAACCTTTCTGCCGTAAATTGCTTGGTAAGTACCTGCTGTAGTACTTAGCATTGGGGCATCTGCTTTCAATAACTCACTACCGGAGTAGGAATAGCCCATAGCATTTCCTGCACCGTAAAAGTATCTTTCCATATCTGTTATGTTTCTTATGTAATCTCTTGCCATATTTAATCATCTCCTTTTTTTAATTTATTATCCTCAAGCACTCCTGTATACACTGTTTGCTAGTGTATGTACCTCATCCCAAGACATGTTGTTTAGGTCTTGAGTAGATGGGATTGTAACATTTGTTGATAGGTCAGCCTTTGCGATTGTTGTTCCTTCTGTGGTTAGGTTGTCAATTCTTTCGGATAGTCCTTCAAGAGCCTTCATAACTTCACTAATTGGTTCACGAGCATCAAATTGAGCCTTTTCCGCTTCGGACTTTGCTACTGCTTGTTCTTGATTAAAGCGAGATGCGAAGTGTCCTTCTAGGTCACCACGGAATTGTTGTTCCAATGCCGCCGCTTTGTAAACTTCGTAAGCCGCTTCAATATCGGATGTTGAAACATTCGATGGGTGAATGTATGATTTTGCTAGTTCAGCCGCACCCATAGCCCCTGCCGGTTGTTTTCCGCCGCTTTGACTTATTGCATTCATAGCACCAGTTGATGGGCTACCGGCAACTTGTCCTCGGCCTCTAACTTGTCCACCAAAGTAATCTGCACCATCTACTGTATCCGGGTTATCGAATCCACCAAGTTGTGCTTTTTCAAGTGCATCAAAGTGCGCTCTTGCATCATCGGTATTTACACCTGCTGACTTTAGAGTATCTTCCATCCAATTTAGATATTCAGCACTGATAACATCACTGTATTCATCACCTTTCATGTAATTCATTTTGTCATCTTTGTCTTCTTTCTTATCCTTCATTTCTTTCTTTTCTTCGGCCTTCATCTTATCATCCTTCATTTCTTCTTTCTTGTCGTCGGAATCATCTTTCTTACCCTTGATATGCTCTCGAAGTTGAGGTGGAATTTCACCTTTCTCCATAGCGTCAAGTCTTGCTTCTAGCCTGTTCATTACTGCGTTTAGGTCACTGTCTATATCTGTCATTTTACTCACATCTTCTTTTAAAATTCTAAATTGTGCTTCCGGGTTAATTCCTTTTTCACAAATTGTTATTTCATGGAGTTCCATTTTACTTATTTCTTGGTATTCCCCATGTTCTCCATCAGCCTTCCTAACACGCTTGAAAGCCTGTCCACCAATGGAAAATCCTTGCAAATTACCTTTGCGTATTTCTGCGGCTACTTCACGAGCCTTTTCTATATCACTTCGTAGTTTACAAACTACAAACATTCCTGTGTCGTCTACTTCGGACTTCCACATTCTACCATTGGAGTCTACATAATTGTCTATAACTTCTCCAACTTGTATATTAGAATGAGCCAACTGAACATTTCGGTATCGGTCACTCTTCATAAAACCATTAAATGCATCTTTTAATGCACCACGAGTAATTAAATCTCCTTGTTTATCAACAAGTTCTACAGATGCATAACCCGCAACGACTAAATCACTACCACTCTTTAGGACTTTTAGCCCTGTAGATGGTCGCTGGATAGTTAGCATTAATTGAGAGAACCTACTGTCATCCTATTTATACTGAACTGATACTTTATGTCTAAAAGAATTTAACCTGCTTTACTAAAATCACTCAACTGCGAAGTATTTTCATTGATTTCTATATGTTTTATTGGTTTTTTATCTTTTTTATTTTTCTTAGGTTCAATTTCTTTTTCATCACTTCGCTTTCTACCATCATAATCCGGCATAGTTTCTTCGTTGGCTAAACGAGTTGGACCACTTGGGGATTCTATAGGTGTTGCCATATCTATACCCAATCCTTTTGGTCCTGTCCATGTAGTACGCTCTTTATGTAATTTATCTAAAGCACGAGATATTATTTCTAAGGCTTTTTTAGTGGTTGGTTTTAGTAATCGGTTGTCATCACCTGCTTCTAGTATACCTGCTGACTGTTTTTCTTGTCGTTTACGGTTTGGTGGTTTTTCATCTAACACATCTCTTTTTACTAAATGACCATTAAACATAAGTGGTGCTACAGCACTCCAATAAGGAAGTATACTTTCTGCTAATGTAATAGGGTAATTCGATTTCACCATACCACTTAATGAAGTAGAAGGGTTTTCCAAATACCATAAATTACCATACTCTATAACATCATATTCTACAGTATCTACATCTTTTAATATAACTTTTAATTTATTATTATCATACTCTATATCATGTGGAACTAAAATTGGATTTAAAGATTTAGTGAGTATATCTAACGATTCTGCACTAGCCGCACCTTCACCATCACCTTTGCCGGTTATTTGTTTCATTTGTACATTAAAGATATCTCTTCCGCCACGAGTTTTCTTAGTAACTCCTGTAATAGATACTCTAACCACATCCCCCACTTTGTATGAGTCTGTTTGATTATGTATAGTTCCTATATCCATATATTCTTGTCCATTTATTTCTACTGCTCTATTACCTAATTTTGAGCCGTCTAATATCGGACCTGCACCTAGTCTATATGTGTATGAATTCTTACCTTTGACATCTAATACTATGAAATTGTAATCTTTAGTATTCCTAAGAAGCATCCATTTAGGATGTCGCCTTTCACCTTTCATGTATGTAGATTTACCATCTCTTAAGAGAATTATTTCATGTTCTTTTTGTAAATTAGAAATTGTTTCTTCTAAACCCTCTTCGTCAGTCATTTTAGTATCATGTGGACCGGGAATAATTATATTTTCATGACTATCAAATTGACTTCTTAGTAGTTTCATTCTTTCAAACATTGTCATATCACTAACATTGTTAGCATCATAATTTAGTATATCTATTATGTTTAATTCATCCTCACCCAAAATACCATCTATAACATAGTCTCTTTTATTTAACTTTGAAAGATTTTCTTTAAACGATTTTTTTAATCCAACTTTTTTACCATCTTCATCGTATGTAGTAATTGTTTCATCTTCACTTACAATAATTACTCTTTTACCATCGTACCATTTACTGACTACCCATGAACCACTAAACCCTTTTAGATGGTGTAAATCACTCACTTCAAATATACGATGCATTGGTCTAATAGGAGGTGACCATTTTACATCATCGTTTTTCATTAGTAATATGTCGGGGTTTAGTAAAGATGTAATATATGTAGAAACTTCACTCATAGCAATAGTTGATGGGTCATCCGATGGGGATAAGTATGTATTCATATTTACTCCTTGATGTGCTGAAAGAGTAGTTTGTGGTGGTGGTAAATTTGGTAATACCTGTTGTATAGTTTCTTCTCCAAATAATGTATTCAATGCTTCTTCACTTACTCTTGGATAAAAACCCGGTTGAGTATATTCTCCAACTATTGGTTCACCTTCTAAATTAGTTTCAATACCAAAAGATGGTTCTGCTACAAATCCTTCATGAATATCTCCTACACCGAATATATTGTAGATAGATGCATTAGTAGGATTTACTTTACCTATCTTAGAATGTGTACCTAAACCTGCTGTAGCAACTGTTTCAATTGTAGGTGCTTCAAATGCGCTTTCTAATATACCACCTCTTTCATCCATTAACTTTCTTTCATCCAATACGATTAAAGAATCTAAATTATTTCTAGTAGTAGCGGTAATTTTCTTTACTCCTTTACCCATATCTTTTGCACCATGAGCATCAAAATCTTTAGCATGAAAGAACTCTAATCCACTATTTTGCATAGATTGACCAAAATGTTGTGGATTGAGAACATGGTTTAGTGATTGAGATAAGGCGTGTATTGGATTTGCTTTCCAATTTTCATTTTCTTTCCTTGCTCTTTTTTGTGCAATAGATATTGCGTTGTGTATATTTGAATTATGTAAATCATGATGAAACTTATCATTACTGTTTAACTCATCATATTCACTACCTATAATCTCATCATTAGGAGTGTGTAAGTGAGATATATCGGCATTTCCTATTTTTGATAATGCACCACTTGTAAGTAAATTCCCTACTGTAGAAACAAATAACGGTTGCTGTCTTAAAGAAGATTCATTAATAATATTAGCAATATGTTCTTTCATAGAAGAAGTTTTTTCTAAGTTTAACATATTAATTACTTCATCAACTGACATGTTACCGTCTATTTCAGCACCATTTTCTAGTATATGATTAGCAATAGTAGCATGTTCATTTATTTCTTTTGGTTTTTGACTAACTACATTATAATCTATTCCATAAGTTACAGGAGATAAATCGTGACTATCAGTTGCTAAAATATGTTTTTGTGTATCAGCCAATAATTTTTGCACATTGTGTATAAACTGTACAGGGTTATTAGGGTCAAAAGCATCGGGTTGTTGCTCAAGAACTAATGGCATCATTACATTTTTAGCATAATCAACAATTGTATCATGATGAGATTGTAACATATCTAAATATTGTTTAGCATTAATTTTCCAATGTGATGTAGGTTTATCTTTTTGTTTTGTAGATAATTGAACTTGATTTAATTGAGTTACAGCATCTTGTAAATCTTCTCTTAAACCCGTTACTTGCTCTTGTGACAAATCGGGATTCATTAACATTTCATTTATAGAGTCAATGGTTTCTCTAATTTTATCTTCTTTTTCAGTAGAAACCATACCGCCACCGAATCTTAAAATAGACTGTATAGTTTCACTTGGAGTTGTTTTAGGTTGGTATTTTTTACTTTTTTGATTATCTA